TCGGCAAATAAAGCGGCGATGGGAATGGGCGATCTTTTAGGTATATCTACCCCTAAACAGATAAAGAAAGATACAGCTAAACCAAGGAATTTTAAAGGATCATTTTAATGGCAGACCCTACCACGTTTGCTTATAACGTCCTCAAATCAATTCAAAGCCGTGCAGAACTAACTAAGGATGCTATCCTTCACGGAAACCCTAGAGACTTGGAGTCTTACAGAGAACTTGTAGGTGAGTTAAAAGGACTTGAATATGCAGAGCAAGAAATTAAAGACTATTTGGAAAAACAGGAGTTAGAATGAATAAGACACTATATGTTCCCGAACATATAGCTGAGAAAGAGAAAAAGAAATCCGCTTACGTCAAAAAAGACGAAAGAGTTCTCGATCCTTCTTTGCTAGATGTATCGTTAAGTGAAAGACTACCTCAACCTACTGGATGGCGCATTTTAGTAATGCCTTATGCAGGAAAAGCAACCAGCGATGGTGGCATTTTAATCCCAGATCAAATAAGAGACCGTGAAGCATTAGCTACTGTTGTGGCGTATGTTTTAAGGGTTGGACCTTTGGCTTACCAAGACGAAAATAAGTTTGGAACGGACGGTGAGCCGTGGTGCAAGAAAGGGGATTGGGTTTGTATTGGTCGTTATGCTGGCGCTCGATTTAAAATCGACGGTGGCGAAGTTCGTATCATTAATGATGACGAAGTCATTGCTACAATTAAAGATCCTGATGATATTAAACATGTATAGAAAGCAGAAATAGATCATGGAGAATAGATCATGCCCGTTGAAGAAAATAAAATAGACATAGGAGATTCGGAAGAATCCTCTGTTGAGATAGATCTTTCTGAAGATAAGTCTTCGGAAAAACCTAAAGAAGTTAAAGAAGAACCGCCTGAAGTTACCGTAGAGGAAGCTGCCTCTGGGGAAGAGCTAGAGGAATATAGTTCAGGGGTTAAATCTCGAATAGATAAGCTTACTAAAAGGATGCGCGAAGAGGAGCGACAGAAACAATCGGCTGTCCAGTACGCTGAAAACGTGCGAACGGAAAACGAAGACCTCAAAAAACGTTTAGAAAACTTGGACAAAGGCTTCCAAGAGGAGTTTGGGACTAGGGTCACTACTCAGATCCAAGCTGCCAAGCAGCTCCTTAAGGAAGCCCACGAAACGGGTGATGTTGACAAGATAGTTGATGTTCAAGAGGCTCTCTCTGAGCTTGCAATAGAAAAAGGCAAGGTTAGAAGGACTCCTGAAGACACGGGACAAGAGGTAGCGCAACAGCAAGCCCCCGTTCAACAGGCCCCCGTTCAGCAAGCTCCAGCAAAAGCCGACCCTAAAGCAGAAGATTGGGCTACCCGTAACGAGTGGTTTGGTAACGATGAAGTTATGACATATGCGGCTTTTGGGGTTCACAGGCGCTTAGTCGAAGATGAACAGTTTGACCCACAGTCAGATGAGTACTACTCTGAGCTTGATAAGCGGCTTCAGACTGAGTTTCCTCATAAACTTGGAATAAAGCCAAAAACGGGTGGAAGTAAAAAGGTTGCGTCAGCCGAAACTTCCGCATCCCGCAATAGAGGTGGACGTAAAACTGTGCGATTAACGCCTTCTCAAGTTGCTATTGCAAAGAAGCTAAATGTACCACTTGAAGAATACGCTAAATACGTAAAATAGGAGTTAATCATGACACAAGAGAACACAGCTCGCCAAAAGACACCTAGGACGCCTCGCGACAATCAGACACGTGTTAAAGAAACACGCAAGGAACCTTGGAGACCGCCATCAATGTTAGCTGCGCCTCCTGCACCCGAAGGTTATAAACACCGTTGGATCAGGGAAAGTGTAATGGGCTTTGATGATCGTAAAAACGTATCAGCCAGATCCCGTGAGGGCTATGAGTTGGTTCGTGGAGAAGAGTTTCCAGACTTTGATATCCCTACCGTTGATGACGGTAAACATGCAGGGGTTATTGGAGTAGGGGGATTACTTTTAGCAAGAGTTCCTGAGGAAATTGTTGAGTCGCGAAATGATTATTTCCGTGGTCAAACACGGGATCAAATGACGGCTGTTGATAACGAGTTAGCTCGTGAACAACATCCAGCAATGCCTATCAGCAGACCTGATAGGAGTTCAAGTGTAACTTTTGGAGGTCCTCAAAATGAGGACTAGGAGAAAACTAAATGGCTAATTCAAATGGAAGTTTTGGTCTTCGCCCCCTAAGTAAATTAGGTGGAGGAGCCAATTCCACTGGCCTTACGGGATATACTCCTTATGAAATCGCTAACGGAAATACTGACAAGATTTTTCACGGACAATTGGTTATTCCTCTTGCTTCCGGATTTATCGACCATACAGCTAACGCTGCTGGTGGAACTGTCAGTCATCTAGGCGTATTTCAAGGATGTGAGTATGTTTCTAGCGTCACTGGAAAAACAACATGGAGTAACTACTGGCCTGGATCAGGTGCGGATAGTAATCATCCAGTTAAAGCATTTATTGTAGATGATCCTAATCAGCTATATGTAATTGCTACGGATGCTTCGTGGACAAGTAAGGCAACTGCTCGCGCAAGTGTCTTTTTAAACGCAAATCTTTCTACAGGTATAACGGGTACAGATGCTACTGGTGTTTCACTAGGTCGTTTGGCTATCAGTACTCTTGCCACAACCAACTCCTTGGCACTACGCGTCATGGGATGGGTTGAGGATTATGAGAACGAAGATTATGCATCTGCCGGAATTGGCGCAATCGTAAGGTTGAACAACTCGTTTAATGCACCCACTGGGTCCATTGCATCGGGCACACCTTCAACCACTGGCGTATAGGAGACTTGAGAAATGGCTATAAGTAGAGCACAACTAGCGAAAGAGCTAGAGCCTGGCCTCAACGCCCTATTTGGGTTAGAGTACGCTAGGTATGACAATGAAGCTTCTGAGATTTTTGATACAGAATCTTCAGAGCGAGCATTTGAAGAAGAAGTAATGCTTGCTGGGTTTGGTTCCGCACCTGTTAAAGGTGAAGGATCAGCGGTCAGCTTTGATGATGCACAAGAAGCATATACTGCACGATATACACATGAGACTATCGCTCTTGCTTTCTCAATTACTGAGGAAGCTATTGAAGATAATCTTTATGATCGTCTTGCTTCTCGTTACACTAAAGCGTTAGCACGTAGTATGGCTAATACTAAGCAAGTTAAAGCGGCTTCTGTTTTAAACTCCGCTTTTGATAATACTGTTACTGGCGGTGATGGAAAAGAGCTTTGCGCTACTGACCATCCTCTTACCAATAACAATACTCTTGCTAACGAGCCAGCAACTGCGGCTGACTTAAATGAGACTAGTCTTGAAAATGCGCTTATTGATATAGCGGGTTTTACTGACGAAAAGGGTCTTAGGGTATCTGTACGAGGTATGAAGTTGATTGTTCCGCCAGCACTACAATTTGTTGCGGATCGTCTTCTTGAAACTACTCTCCGTCCAGGAACTTCGGATAATGATATAAATGCTATGAGGAACATGGGTATGCTTCCTAACGGCTATACGGTTAATCATTATCTTGCAGACACGGATGCGTTCTTTATTAAGACGGACGCACCTCGAGGTTTCGTTCATTTTGAGCGTATGCCTATGACTACTAAGATGGAAGGTGATTTTGATACAGGTAATGTACGGTACAAAGCCCGTGAGCGTTATAGCTTCGGTTACTCTGACCCACGTTGCGTGTACGGTTCACCCGGCGCTTAACTGAATTAAGGAGAGGGGAAACTCTCTCCTTATTTTCTGGGATTTCAACCTTATAGACTGCTCCCAGCAGACGCTTACAAGACTATAAGGTTTTATACTTTGTAAGGAGTAACCTATTATGGGTAATTCAACTTTTAGCGGTCCGGTCCGCTCAAAAAATGGTTTTCAACAAATTAGTGAAAACATTACTACCGGAACGATTGCTCAAAAGCAATTTGAAATTCAAACAGTTGCAACCTCTGGTATCAATAACATTGTTGATACAAATGGTTTTTCTGGAACAGCTACTGCAGCTGGAGCTAACAACGCTAGTCTAGACACAGGAGCAACCATCTTCGGTATTGCTCCTAACGCTCACGGTTCTGGTATTCCAGACGCTTCTATTAACACTTTTGTTAATAAGGTTGGTGGAACTATTGTTACCTCAATTCTTATTGATCTTCACGGTGGCTTTGACGGTTCCGCGACAGGCGATCGAGTTATTGGTAACGCAGTTGATGCCAATGCTTATATTGCAGAATTAACTAAAGAAGTTAATGGCATTCCTATCCTCCTTGAGTTTGGTTGTGTAGAAGTTCCAACAGGCGGTGATCCAGATATTAACGTAGATATTTCTGCTACAGGAACTACAGCTTCTGGTGCGGCGGTTGCTACAGGAACTCAAATGATGAACAACGGTGATCTTACTTTAGGTTATTATAACTCTGTTGACTCTGCTGCTACTATGGCGGCTTTGGCTAAGAAGTATGTGTACCTTGTACAAGGTGCGGCAACTAACGCTGCCTATACAGCGGGTAAGATTTGGATTCGCATAACTGGCATGAACGTTGATTTTAATAACGGTTGATAATATAGACGGGGGCCACAACCCCCGTCTCCTTTTAAGGAGTGAGCTATGGCAGATGCGGTTAGCATTGTAGAATTACAGGATGGTCCTAAAAAAGCCGTTTTTTACTTAACAAATCTTAGCGATGGATCAGGTGAGTCGGAAGTTAAGAAGATTGATATGTCTGCTCTAGCTACTAACGCTGAAGGAACTCCAATATCCTCTCTTAGTATTAGTAATATTACTTTTTCAACCGTAGGAATGTCAGCAACTTTACTTTACGATGCCACCGCAAATGTTGTTGCCATAGGTCTTCCTGCTGATTATTCAGACACAATAGACTTGTCCAGCCAAGTAGGAGGCTTACCCAACTATGCTGGAGGTGGCGTGACAGGGGATGTCTTACTGACTACGGTTGGTCATAGTGCCGGAGACTCGTATAGTATTGTTATAGAAGTCACTAAGAATTACTAAAATGGATGATATGACCTCTTACATGTGGAACGGTGTTCTTACAGTAGCAGGGGCCATTTCTATCTTTTTTTTAAAAAGCCACCATGCTACAGTTCAACGTTTAGATATACTTTTAAACAAAACTAGAGAAGAAGTTGCTAGAGATTATGTTTCAAAAGGTGACCTTGCAAAAGACATATCCAGACTTCATGATCGATTTGATAGATTAGAGAATAAAATAGATTCGTTAATGAAAGGATGATATAGTCCTTTAAGGAGATAAAAATGGCAACTTCTGGATCATATGACTTCAATCTTAACATGGCTGAAGTTACGGAAGAAGCCTTTGAAAGATGCGGTTTAGAGTTACGTACAGGGTACGATGCCGCTACCGCTAGAAGGTCTTTAAATATTCTTTTTGCAGAATGGGCAAATAGAGGTCTTAACTTATGGACCGTTGAAGAGATAACTCAATCTTTAGCACGTTTATCCTCTTCATCTTCTGTGGATACGTATCCCATAGGCACCATTACCTTAACCGTAGGAGCTTCCGGAGCTTTTACTGTAGGAGAAGTAATAACGGGTGCGGCGGGTGCTACAGCAAATATTATAACCTTATCTTCTGCCACCACGATGACTATAACTGTTCCTAGTGGTACTTTTGTGGCTACAGAAGCTCTTGTAGGATCATCTAGTACAGCGACCACAACCGTTACGTCTGCCCCAAGCCTTGTTGATGTACAGTCTACAGTAGATGTTTTAGAGGTTACGATAAGGCGTAGTGGATCGGACTTAGGGATAACAAGAATTGGTAGGTCAGATTACGCAGGAATATCTAACAAGACTACCCAAGGTAGGCCCTCTCAGTTTTATGTTAATAGACAGATTACCCCTACTATTACGTTATGGGCTGTTCCTGAGAACTCAACGGATCAACTCATTTACTACAGAGTGAAAAGAATACAAGATACCGACGAGGGCGTTAATGACGCAGATGTACCGTTTAGATTCCTTCCTTGCTTGACGGCAGGACTAGCTTACTATTTATCCGTTAAAAAAGCTCCGGATAGGATCGCCTTATTGAAGGATATATACGAGGAAGAATTTCAAAGAGCTGCCTCCGAAGATGGCGAAAGAGTTGGATTACGTCTTGTCCCCTCCTATGCCTCTTTAAGTATTTAATAATGCCTAGATATGCTTCAGGGAAACACTCGCAGGGAATATCTGACCGTTCCGGTAGGGCTTATAGAATTAAAGATATGTTAAAAGAATGGACAGGACTGTTAGTGGGCAGAGATGAATTTGAAGCTAAACAGCCTCAACTAAATCCTAGAAAAGCTACGGCTGATCCAGAAGCCTTGAGAAACGCTCGACCGGATAGAGTAGAACCACCCGTAGAGGTTTTATTACCAAAGAATCCTTTTGAGTCTGCTAATGTAAAATCATCTGTTGTTAGAATTACAGAACCAGGAAGTAATAGGTCTGTAGGAGACATAGTTCGTTTTAGAAACACTGAAGCTTTTGATGGTTTTACATCTACCGCTTTGGAGTTTAGTACTGGTTATGCTATAACAAAAGTATATGGAGATACTGTTCGATACGACTACACGATAGATATTTCTAGTAGTGGATCAAGTGAAACAGGGACAATTGGCGGTGTTCAAGGAGGCGGTTCTTTTGCTTCCGCTGGTCCTGTAACGGTGAGTGCGTAATATGGCTTATACATTAGCAACTTTAAAAACGGCAATACAAGATTACACCCAAAACACAGAAACTACTTTTGTTAGCCAACTTCCTAGGTTTATTATTAATTCGGAAGAACGAATTTTTAAATCAGTACAGCTAGATGTTTTCAGAAAGTATCAAACAGGAACTCTTTCTCAGGGAAGTAAATTCTTAACTAAACCGGATGATTATCTGTCCTCAATGTCTTTAAGTATTTTAGAGAATGGAGATAATAAATTTCTTTTATATAAACATGTTACTTTTTTACAAGACTATGCTCCCAATCCAAACTCTTTAGAAACTCCTTTATACTACGGAGATTGGAATGATACTTCTTTTATGGTAGCCCCTACGCCTTCTTCAGATATCCCCGTAGAGCTTCATTATTTTTTTAGGCCTACTTCTTTAACTGAAGGAGCAGATAGCGGAGAAACTTGGCTTTCTAAAAACGCTGAACTGGCTATGCTATACGGGTCTTTGGTTGAAGCATATACGTTTATGAAGGGTGAGGAGGCGCTGTTAAGTATTTATAACGGTAGATTTCAGGAAGCTATGAGATGGTTAAAGAACCTTGGAGAAGGAAGAGATACTCGAGATCAATACAGGTATGACAGATTAAGAAGAGAGGTTGAATAATGCTCGACTGTGATGGAAGAGGTGACATTGGAGACGTAATGGTTTATACCTCTGATAATAGTGGTCATTCTCCGGATCAAATAGCTGATATGGCTTTGAACAGAATTATGTCTGTTAGTGAGAACGCCCCTCCCGTCATACGAGATCAAGCTATGGCTCATAGAGA